CCTTGGCTGTTGCTTCCGTATCTGGCAACAATAAACCTGATAACTTTGCCTTCAGGTGGGGATGTTGGCAAGTAAACTCGTATAGTGTTGGTTCCTGCTCCCGTTCTAAAATACTGAATTGGAGCACAATCATCTGTTAGTGAAATAGTTCTATCGGCAGAAGTAGATGCTTGTGCAGTAAAAAAATCCCACACCTGTATTGCAGGTGTGTTCTCGGATGCAAAGCCCGTAAACATCAGTAATCCCCACCGATAGCAGTCAGGTGAAAGCCTGCCGCTACTGCTGTGCCGAATGTGGCGTACACACGGTAACCTGCTGCCAAGCTGATGTTTAAAGGCAAGATGATGTCGGGCTGTTCTGCTGTCTGTGATACCGTAGTTGCAGACAGTGTTCTTTCAAGATACAGCGTGTTGTTGGCCGCAGTCGTTGTCACTGAGCCGTTGTTAATCCAGATGCGAATAACAGTCGCCACATTAGTGCCAAGTGACCTGACCTTGATGAAGTCCAGCCGTGAGCCTTCCACAGCACCAGCCGTTTCAATTGGGCCATAGATTGTGCCGCTAGTCAGGTCTGTGGTCGTGTTGGCTGTTAGGCCGGGAGTACCTGCAGTTGCTGCTGTTCCACTAACCCAAGAGTTAACAGGGATTAGCGGAAAAATAGGGTTTGTGTTTTGTGCCATTTACATTGCTCCGATTGACCAAGATTGTAGTTTAGGGATGGGCGAAGAGCCACCGCCACCACCAGAAGCGTTGATGGTCTGGTTTGGGAAAGAGCCTGTAATGGTCACATTGGTGCCGGCTACCAATGACGGTGTTGCCGTTCCTGTGCCGCCGTTTGCCACGGCCACAATGCCTGTCACGTTTGATGCGGTTCCGGTCGTATTCTGATTCAAAGTCGGTACATCCGCCGCTTGAATAGCAGACATGACTACGTCGGTACCGTTGCCGCGCAGATACTGCCCAGAGGTTACCGCGCCTGCTAGGGCGTCTATTGCTGCTTGCCGTGTTGTTTCGCCCGTACCGCCGTTGGCGATGTCTATCGCACCCGTCAACGTGTGCGATGCGTCCCAAGCCGCCGCGCCGGTGGCGCTAAACGTGCCGTCGGCGGGTGTTGAGTGGTTGACTGTTAAGGTCATGCCAGAAACTTGAGTTTGTACAGAGTGGTCAGGTACAACTCGACAATGTTGTCGATCAACTGCTGCAACGAGGTGTCTTCTTTTTTTGCCACCTTGTAGCGCATCTCCTCAACCTCGGCCAGTGATGCCTCAAGGAACTCGGTAATGTTGGTCGTCTTTTTGGCCGAGTGTAGGGTAATGGGGCCAATCAGCCCGTGACGCCCTTGGTACGCCTCGGCAAACGCATCAGCGTGGTCGATGATGGTGTCGTAAAAGGTGTTGAGCGCCACATGCTTGGAGTAGCTGCGCGTGTTCAGATGCACCGAGTGGGCTACGTCGCGGGCCAAGAACAAGAGACCCATGAAGTCTGCGGCGGTGCTCATTGCGGGACTCCTTCAGGCGGCATCATCTCCGGCATCTGCGAGTTCAAGTTGTTGCTCTCCATCGCAGCCGCCACGACGCCCATAGCAATGTCTTGAATCTGCTGCTCGGTCATGCCGGCCTGCACCGCGCTGATGCGCTGCGTCTCAGCCTGGTACGCCTTGATCTCGGCCTCGAACTCCTTGATCGACAGGTCACGGGCTTCCATCGACTTTTGCACGTTCTGGAGCATACCGGCCATCTGCTGCATCTCTTGGTTCATGGCCTCCATCTGCTGCTTGGCCGCAGCCAACGCCGGATTGTCCTCATCGTCGCCAATGATGGCCGGGTCGATGACCTTGGCAAACCGCTGAGACATCTCCTGAGCGCCCGGCCAGTCCATGTTCTTGACGAACAGGTCACCAGCCACGCGCCAGAGGTCCGGGTTGCCTTGCAGCAGTTGGGCCATTGCCTCCAGCGACTCCTGACGCTTGGTGGCAAAGCCTGGCCCAGTGATGACCATCACGTCGTACTTGCCGACGCCGGGGTTGTAGATCTTTTCGACCACGATGCCCTGCTCGTTGCGGATCTTCTTGACCGGCTCGGGCTGCATCGGGTTGATCTTGATCATCTTGGACTCGCCGTCCTCGCCGACGATCCGGGCAATGCGCTGCGTGTCGTAGATTTTTGGGATCAGGTCGATCAACTGACGGCCGATGTAGCGGATGAACCGGGCGTAGTTGTCAACGTAGTGGTAGGTGCCGGTGTCCGACTCCTTCTGCCGGGCCAAGATAGCCCTGCCCGACCGCTCGTTGGACGTTTGGCCCAAGGCTGCGTTGTACTGCCCAGTGACCGACTTGATGTCGTCAGCAGCGCCCATTTTGGCCTGTATGAGGCCGGTTTGGGGCAGGGGTGGGGCTGCCCGCTGGGGCAGCGGCAAAACGGCGCCTGCGCCGTCTGTAACGTCTGGGTTGACCTCAAGGTAGGGCCAGTTCTGGGTGTTTGCAGTCTTCCACTGCATCTCGTAGCCCTCGAACTGACCGCCGTAGCCGATGAACGGCGCCTTGGGGGCCAGCGCCAGCATCTCGGCCTCTTGGCTGGTCCAGTAGTTGTACATGCGCTGCGCGTCTTTGGCGTTACGCACGAGGCCGCTGACGTACAGCCGCCCCTCAACCTCGAACTCGTTGCCCACGCAGCGGATCACCGGGATGTGAGCGCCGGCCCAGTCGGAGCGCTCCAGCACCTCATAGCCGTTAATCTTGAGCCACTTGACCTTCTTGCGGTCAGACGGGCGCGAGCGCAGGGGCTTGCCAAACTGCGCCCGCATCATCTTGTCCTCGGGCGTGCCGCTGAACGCCGTGGCGTTGCCGGGGTACAGGTTGAGCGTTTCTTTGGTGTTCTCGATGTAGAAATACTCGGCGATACGCACCGTGTTTTCGTTCATCCATTGGCTAAAGCCCTGATCGCCCACGCCCAGCGTTTGCAGCGTGGTGATGGGCGCAGCGTCCGGGTACTGGCGCTCGTACTCGTCCTTGGGAATGTCCTCGGTGATGAAGCACCAGCGGGCGTCTGAGCCGCACGGGTCTTGGATTAGCGGGTCCATGTAGACGCTGAAACTGTTGCGGATGCGCCCGATCTTGATGTCCTGATCGAATGTGTCGTCGTCGCAGTACTCGGTCAGAATGCGAGCGTAACCCTCGCCGTAGGACACTTGGTTCTCGCAGGCCGTGTCGTAGGCCACGTCGGCGTCCGAGATGTACTCGATGTGCCGGATCATGCCGTTAAAAATCTCGGCCACCTCGACGTCAGCGCCGTCGTCTGCCGGAATGACCTTGGGCTGCGGCCTGTTCTGCCGCTGCTCGTTGGTCACTTGGTGGACGTGCTGGGGCAGCTTGTTGATCGTCAGGCACGGCCTGGCGTTGATTGTCTGACCCTGCACCGCGCCACGGGTCGCCAGCACGTCGGCAGGCCACTGCCAGTGGTTGTCGGGCGAGCCGGCGTAGAACCGCAGGTCGTCCAGCTCGTCCTCACGCGACTCAGACAGCGCAGAAATCGCCATGTCAAGGCGACTGCGGGCCGTTGAGAGCACTTCAGAGTCGCTCTTGTCCTTGGCCGAGCCGCCCTCGCTGACCGCTCCAGCAGCGGCGATTCCTGTGTAGTCCATGATTACTTGATCTTGCTCAGAACCTTAGTGACCGTGGCCTTGACGTTGGTGCCCGACGGGATGCTGCCGTGACAGCCCATGCCCGGCATCTTGGAGTACGTCTCCTTGTTGCGGTCGGGCATCCCGCCGCCGGACATCTTCGGCTCACGGGCGTTAAGTTTGCTAATGGGTTCGAGGTGCTTGCTCATTTCTTTCCTTTCGGCGCAGCGCGCTTGACAGCATATGCGATGGCAACGGCTTGCTTGACCGGCTTGCCAGCTTTAACTTCAGCCTTCACGTTTTTGCGGAAGGCTTCGGGGGATTTTGACTTGACGAGTGGCATCACTTACCCTTCTTGGCAGTCTTTGCCGACTGCACAAAGTCTTTTTTGGTCGGCGCACCGGGCGAGCCAGGCTTCCTCATCTTCTCGCCAGAGCCTTCTTTGATGCGCTCGCGCTTGGCGTGGATTGCAGCATATAGACCGGGTTTTGTAGCCATGATCAGCACTTCCATCGTTTGAGTGATGCCTTAGCGCGTTCGCCATCTTTGGCCTTTTCGGCCACCGCAGACATCCTGGCACAAAATGACGCTTTACGCGCCGCATCTGCCTTAGTCTTGGGGTTGGGTGCTGGCGCCTTGAGGTTGGAGCCAGTAGCTGCGTTGTACTTCTCGCGGCCCTTGGCTGTCAGGCCCGCGCCCTTGCTGACGGGCAGCTTCTCGCCCCGTCCAACGCTTAGAGACACGCCTTTTTTAGCCATTACGCCCCCATCCAACTGGTTACAGCCCCGCCACTATACCCGCTTGCGGTGCGGATGTGTGACTTTGGCTCACGATACTCTCGGCTGGCGACAGGATACGCAAACGTCAGCGCGATGGCGTCTGCTGCGTCCGGTGAGGCCAGACCACGGGCTTTCATGTCCTTTTTGGACTCTAGATAGATCGTACCACGCGAATCGGGCTTCATCTTAGGCGAAATCAGGTCACTTTTCAAGAACCTGTCGTTGGGCACACTGGCTGACTTCAGCCAATCGCGCATATCACCCCACATTTCAGCCCGTTTGTTGCCATACATAATGGGGTTTTTGGCCTTGTTGCCGAAGTTCACGCCCCTGACCTTGTACCGCTGCTCTTTTAGCCGGTCCACGACCCCCGCCCCCAGCCCGCCCTCGTCGATGTTGACCAGCGACGGCTTAAACTCCTCAATCGCGTCGATGACGTGCCCGACCACCGTCATGGTGTCGTCGCCCCGGTGCCGGATCA